GCTAATCTGTTGGAGGAGAAAGAGTGATGGATGAAGACATTGTAGTGACCCTAAAGCGGAGCAACGACCTGCTGATGACTTTTGGCAACGACTATTCTGATGTGTTTCTGCCAGCGATTAATAAGATCGAGCAATTGCGGTTAGCTAATTCAGACCTTCAGATGTGGTTTGATTACGCCAAAACTGAATGTGATAAGTTGCAAGCTGAAGTTTTAAGACTGCGTGGATCGTTGTCTTTTATCTCAATGTTGACACCGCTTAGTGGTCAATCATGGGAGAGTCATGCAAAGTTTATTAACGCATATGCTATTAATCAATTAGAGGAGGAAGAGTGATGACAGAAAATGAATACCTAGTCGCAGCTTTTATTTGTATAGCACCATTAATTATTGCCATTATAATGATGGAGAAAGAGTGATGGATGAAATTTGGTTTTGGATGGCAAAGTTTATTGCGGAGCTACTTTGGCTTGTTGGTTTGGTTATCGGTTTGATTGCTGTGGTCCTTGTCACTGGGGTATTTTTGTATGTGGTTAATTGGCTTCTGGGAAAAATAAAAAAATTAAAGGGAAAAGAGTGATGGAAACCGTTGAGACAATTAATCTTGTTGATGAATACAACAAATTGAAAACAGAGAATGAGCAGCTGCGGAACGATAATAATCGCTTGGCTTGTCTTGCTATCGACAATGCAAAAGATACAGGACGAGCATTGATGTATCGTAAAATACTGCAACAAATCGCAGATGAAGCCTCTGGTCATGGTCAGGCTCTTGCGTATGCGACACTGAAGGAGAAAGAGTGATGGAAACCGTTGAACAGATCAGCAAGCTACAGTTGCAACTCAAGATACTTCAGGACGATGAAATGCAACACACTAAAACCATCCAAAATCTGTCAAAAATGGCGGCGCGGTTTCGCAAAGGGCTAGATCGGATATACGACCTGCACAATAGCGGCGATGAATATAGCGAGCGAGAGATCAACGAAAAGACTTATGAAATCGTTGTTTACGCGCTAGCGGGGTATAAGTGATGGCAATATGTAACTGCCTGTTGCGCAGAGAAACCTGCAACTGCGAACACTCGGCTGATCTGATCGACAGGTTGAACAATGTGAAGACGGACGTGAACGACTACTTCGTGATCGTAGATGCTGTCAACGCAATCACCGCGCTGCGGACCAAGTTGAAAGAGCTATCCGAGGACATATGTCTACAGCGGGATGATGCGTGGGACGAGGGGTTTGCCTGCGGTCGCGAGCAAGGCCAACGTCTCGATGATCGCGGCAGCAATCTGGACGGGAACTGAGCGATGATGCTCGACCCAGACTGCTTCATCAGCGTGATGCTGATCGCGTCTGCTGCGTGTATCGCCACAGCAATAACCATAATGATCCAGTCAATGATGAGGGACGACGATGATAACCTATGACCTACCGGCGGCAGACTACCACGCCATCGACGCGCTCTCGGCGAGTGGCGCGAAGCTATTGCTGAAGTCACCGGCGCACTACTTAGCGGCGAAGGAGCACCAGCGCGATCCGACACCGGCGATGGCGTTCGGATCGCTCGTACACTCTCTCGTGCTTGAGCCGAACACGGTCGACGATCTCTACATCGCGTCGCCGAAGTTCGACAAGCGCACGACTGCCGGGAAGGCTGCGGCTGAGAAGTTCGACGCGACCGCAGGCGGCAGGACCGTCGTCGACATGGACCTGTTCCAGAAGGCGCAGCGCGTCGGTGATTCCGTCCGCTCGCACCACCGCTACAGCGAGCTGCTGAAGGGCGCGAAGTTCGAGGCGTCGATGTTCTGGGACCAGCACGGCGTGCCGTGTAAGGCCAGAGCAGACGCGCTGAACGGCTCCTCGATCATCGACATCAAGACGACGAGGGACGCATCGCCGGACGGGTTCGCTCGCAGCGTCGCGACGTTCCAGTACCACCTACAGGCGGCGCACTACCTCGATGGCTACAGCATCGCCTCGGGCTTCATGGCAGAGCGTTTCGTGTTCATCGCAGTCGAGACTGAGGCACCGTTCGCCGTCGGCGTGTACGTGCTCGACGCGGCGAGTATTGCCGGTGGTGCTGAGCTGATGTCGCAGGCCGCGAGGGCGTATCGGATCTCGCAGAACGCATCTGCGTGGAAGGGTTACTCGCCGGACATCGTCGAGATCGCTGTGCCAAGATACGCGATGCCTGTGGAGATGGGCTGACCGCGATCTGGACAGCATCGCATAAATCGGACAGATATACGTGAGGGAGAACATAATGACTGAGACGATACACCTTATGGTGAGGATGATGGACGAGCGGCGCATCGAGCGCGGCCTGTCAAAGCGAGACCTGTCGCTCAAGGCGGGGCTGGCTCACGGCACGTTCTGGCATATCACGAAGAAGCCAGAGGGCATCACGTTGGGTACGGCCATCGCGCTGTGCGAGGTGCTAAACTTCACGCTGCAAGTCAGCGTCCTGCGCGACGTGTTCGGTGACGAGGTTACGGATCGCGAGATCGGTGCTGCGGCATGAGGTATCTCTCCGTCTGCTCCGGCATCGAAGCCGCGACCGTTGCGTGGCATGGCCACGGCTTTCAGCCGCTTGCGTTCAGCGAGATCGAGAAGTTCCCGCGTCAGGTTCTCGCGCACCACTATCCCGATGTTCCGCTGCACGGTGACTTTACCGTTCTGCGTGAGCAGGACTGGATTGGCGACGCCGATGTTCTTGTTGGCGGCACGCCGTGCCAAGCGTTTAGCGTGGCCGGACTTCGTAATAGCCTCGACGATGATCGTGGCAACTTGACCCTAGAGTTTGTGAGACTTGCAAATGCAATCGACGATCTTCGACCTACTGGATGCGGAACCGTCATCGTATGGGAGAACGTCCCCGGAGTGCTCTCCGTTAAAGACAACGCCTTCGGGTGCTTCCTCGGGGCGCTTGTCGGAAACGATGACCCCATCGTCCCGACAGGGGGAAAGTGGACAAGTGCGGGTATGGTTGTGGGACCGAAAAGATCAGCAGCGTGGCGAGTTCTCGACGCTCAATATTTCGGAGTGGCCCAACGACGCCGTCGTGTGTTCGTTGTCGCAAGTTCTAGAGACGGATTCGATCCCGCAGAAGTTCTTTTTGAGCGCGAAGGCTTGCGCCGGAATACTCCGCCGAGCAGAGAGCAGGGGAAAGAAGTTGCGGCCACAGTTGCACAATGCTTTGACCGCCAACGTAGCGACGAATATGGGACCGACGACGTCGCATCGACAATGAGTGCGCGGGACTACAAGGCGGCGACTGGCCTTGTAACACAACCAATCGCATTTGAACCAGGAAAACTAAAACGCTTAGGTTATGGCGATGCCGAACCTGGTTTATCCCCTACGTTGCGTGCTGATGCGGGTGACAATCAATTGGCTGTAGCCCAACCGATACCGCTTGACATGATGAATATCAAAGGACGACCCTCCGATGATAATCGTATTGGGCGCGGCTATGGTGAAGAAGGGGATCCAATGCTCACCATTACAAAAGCCAATCATCATTGGGTAGCGCAACCAATCACCTTCGGAGCGCAGATGTCGAACCCCCAGACGGATGTTGATATGGTTCAAACGCTCGGTGCCAAGAACCCGATGGCCGTCACCTACTCCATCATGCCAATGAACTCAGGCAAGGATTACAAGGCACGGGAAGCCGATGTAGCGCAGCCCGTGTTGGCCGGTGGCCCTAGCGGAGGGAATCAGGGTGGTGATTACGTGATGCAGTCAATGGCTTACGCATCATATGGCGGTGTCGTTCGTAAACTTGAAGATGTTATGTCTACTTTAGACGCCGCCAGAGAAAGCCGTGGCACTAATCAACAGCGGTTTATACATCAACATATGGCCGTCCGCCGTCTCACGCCGCGTGAGTGCGAGCGCCTGCAAGGATTCCCCGACGACTATACGGCAATACCAAAAGCGGCAGACGGGCCGCGCTACAAGGCGCTTGGTAATTCGATGGCCGTGCCAATAATGGCGTGGATCGGTGAGCGCATCGCAAGGGAGATTGGACAATGATCATCGGGATTGACCCCGGCGCTTCTGGCGCTATCGCTGCCTTCAACGTGGAGACAGGCCACCTGTCCGTGATGGATATGCCCGTGATGGAAGTCATGCGCGGCAAGACGGTGAAGCGCGAGCTGAACGCACCGCTGCTGGCGGGTATCTTCAACGACCTCGACGCCAACTTCAAGATCACGGCTGTCTACTTCGAGAAGATAGGCGCGATGCCGGGGCAGGGCGTCTCGTCGATGTTTGCCTTTGGTCGCAACGTCGGCACCATCGAGGGCATCATGGCCGCGCTGGAGTGGCCCGTCAGCTACGTCACGCCTCAGGCGTGGCAGAAGGCGGCCAGCGTGCGGCAGGGCAAGGACGGTTCGCGCATGAGGGCCATCGAATTATTCCCGAGTTATGCACAGCTTTTCGCTCGCAAGAAGGACGATGGCCGGTCAGACGCCGCGCTGATCGCTTGGTACGGGGCGACACGGTAACCCTTTCGCGGCAGGGATACGCCGCGACCGGCACCACAGCGGGACTGCGGTATCTGAGTACGTAGGAGAAACACGATGTTATCATTTCCGCAGAGCAGTTCAGGTCGTCCGTGGGCGCGTCTCGACGCACGCACGGGGCTGATGTTTATCTCGTCGCCGGAGGGCGACAAGGTACCCGTCGACCTGAAGGGCAAGGCGCTCGGCTTCGACATTGCCAACGCCAAGCAGGGTTGGCTCGCAGTCGGCACGGCAGGCGCTGACTGGCAGGACTTGCCCGAAGGCGGTGGGTGGGGCAACCCGCCGAGCGCAGACCACAAGCCAGCCGTCGACATCGACATCTGGTGCAAGGACCCCGCGTTTGGCGACGCTCCGCTGCGCACGTCACGCGGCAACTCGCGTGCCTTTACGCAGTTGGTGCAGGAGATCGCAAAGAAGGTGGGCGACGTGCAGGGCGGTGCTGAAGCGTCAAAGCGTGCGCTTCCGCTGATCAGGATCGACGCCGTGCGCATCGTGAAGGTCGGTCAGGGCACAAGTGTCTCGTTTGACTTCACGCTCGCGCAGATTGCTAATTGGGTTCCGCGAGTTGGTGTGGCTGAGACGGCTGCGCCTGCTGCTGCATCTTCAGAGCCAGCGGCTAGGCCAGTGGCGTCTCTCGGTGGCGGTGCTGCGCCTGAGTTCTAAGAGATACGAAAAGACCGCCGGTACGCCTTAAACTCGTTCCGGCGGCCAAGTCTGGGAGGAAACCGGCAGCGGGAGGCCACCGATGAGTGAGACAGTAATGCAAGAGAATTCCAAAGTCGATACCTACACCATGCAGCTCGCGTTTGCGGCTGGTGGTTACAAGGACGTGATCCTGACGCCCAAGACGTACTCGCTGCGGCAGCTCTCCGAGCGCCTGAGCCAAGTCCGCGTCGGGCCAAAGGATGGCGCGTACATGATACGCGGGGGCGATCTCAGCATCACGAAGCGCTCGGACGAGAACCTCAACACGGCTGAGCTGATCATACTCGA